TGATGGAACTAATGTTGTAAAAGCAGGTGAACTTAGAAAATGGAGAGCAGTTTCAGCAGCAGAAACAGTTCAAGCTGGAGCTCAACTTTTAGTAAATACAAATAGTGGAGCAGTTACAGTAACATTACCAGCTTCTCCAAGTGCAGGTGATGAAGTTTCATTTATAGATCAAGGATATGATTTTAATACTAACGCATTGACTGTTGGTAGAAATAGTTCAAATATAGCTAATGCAGCTGCGGATTTAGTTGTTAATACACAAGGTGCTGGCTTTAGTTTAGTTTATTCGGGAGACGCTACTACTGGCTGGACATATAGGGAGAAATAATAAATGTCTAATTACGAGGCCACAAAATACGATTTTGATGGAGCTAGCCTTTCAGGTGTTCAAGGAATTGCAACGGCAACTATTATGCCATGGTCTTCTTCGTCAGTACCGTCTGGATTTTTAGAATGTAATGGTGCAAATGTTTCAAGATCAACTTATTCTGATTTATTTGCAGTAATAGGTACAACTTACGGCGCAGGTGATGGTTCAAGCACTTTTGGTCTACCAAATTTACAAGATAATATACCTGTTGGAAAATCTGGTACTAAATCTTTAGCGTCAACTGGTGGAGCAAACACTGTAGCCTCAACTGGAAACGTAGCAGGCTCTACAGCCAATGCAACTTTATCAACAGCGCAACTTGCTTCTCATAGTCATGGAGTTACAGGTGCGCGTTTTACTGGAAATAATAACGTTAAAGGAGCTCAAACACAGCAAATTAATGTTAACACACAAAGTACAGGATCTGGACAAGGTCATTCACATAATATGTCTGCGACCTTTACAGGAGATGCAACATCTGTTATACAACCTTATTTAACAATAATTTATATTATAAAAACTTAAAGGAGAAAAAATGGCAACTAACGCAAATTGGACAGTAGTATTTGATGATAAAATAATTATTAAAAATTACTCAGAAGGTGCTAATGAAGGTGCAGGGCACAAAATCAACAATGATTCTTTTTGGAACGATTCTAAATGGTCAAATATTTGGGCAATTCAATATGTTTCAGGTAATGAAGATTATAGTGATAGTGTAGAATATAGAGATAATACAGCTCATACTTCATGGACGGCAGCTAACTTAGGAGATTTTAAAACTCAATTTATTGATAAATGGGACGCAGCTCATTTATCTGAATTACAATCTAATTGGGATGAAGATAATGCTGAGAGTGAAACTGAATCTGAAAAAATTACTAGATTAGGTGCAAGACCTACGTCTTATTCCTCATAGGAGAATAAATGGCAAATTATGAAGCTACAAGATATGATTACGACGGTGGTAATATCACCGGACTTGTAGGAATTCCAACGGCAACTATTATACCGTGGTCTTCTTCTTCAGTGCCAACAGGTTACTTAGAATGTAATGGTGCGAATGTTTCAAGATCAACTTACGCAACTTTATTTGCAGAAATAGGAACTACTTACGGTGCGGGAGATGGATCAAGTACTTTTGGTTTACCAAATTTACAAGACAACGTAGCACTTGGAAAATCTGGTACTAAAGCTTTAGCATCAACTGGAGGTGCAAACGCAACTGCAAACTCTGGAAATGTTGGTGGATCAACAGCTAATGCAACTTTATCAACAGCGCAACTTGCTTCTCACTCTCATGGTGGATTTCAACTTGGTCTGGCAGATTCCATGTCTACTCAATATTGGCAAAGATTTAGTCAACAACAAAGATCTCCTTCTAGCAATAGCACTGGTTCTGGACAAGGTCACTCTCACAACATGAGTGCTACTTTTACAGGTGATTCAACGTCTGTTGTACAACCTTATTTAACAATAATTTATATTATAAAAACTTAGGGAGAAATGAACTGTGTCTAATTACGAAGCAACTAAATACGATTTCGACGCCGCAAATCTTACAGGCATTGAATTAATTCCTACTGCAACTATAGTGCCTTGGACTGCTGCTTCTATTCCAACAGGTTTCTTAGAGTGTAATGGTGCAAATGTTTCAAGATCAACTTACGCAACTTTATTTGCAGAAATAGGAACTACTTACGGTTCAGGCGATGGTTCAAGTACTTTTGGTTTACCAGATTTACAAGATAAATGTTGTATTTCAAAATCTGGTACTAAAGCTTTAGGATCAACTGGAGGCGCAAACACTGTAACCGCAACTGGAAATGTTGGTGGTTCTACAGCCAATGCAACATTATCTACGGCTCAACTTGCTTCTCACTCTCATGGATTAGGATCTGGAGGTGGTACACCTGGAGGTGGTAATAACGCTTTAGGATCTGCTCAATCAGGAATAGCTAATAGTAATTTATCAAGCACAGGATCTGGACAAGGTCACTCTCACAACATGAGTGCAAACTTTTCTGGTGATGCAACTTCAGTTTTACAACCTTATTTAACATTAATTTATATTATAAAAACGTAATTTAATGAAGCCACGCTACTATACTATAGCGTGTCCCTTTTTTAATTGGTGATATACCATGTGGATACATAAAATTACTTGGAAAAAATACGATAGATCCTTTATTTAATTTTAATCTTTTTATTTCTTTTTTCTGTTGATCTGTGAAAACTAAATCACCTCCTTCATAATCATTATTAAGGTTAATAATAACGCTAATTTGTCTTGGCCATTTCCACGAATCATCTGTATGAACATTGTATTTTCCTCCAGGTGGATACTTAAGTATATCTATTTGATTTATTTTTTTACTATCTACAAATGGAAATTTGACTTTGTAAAACATGTAAAGTCTTTCAATTTCTAATTTTATTAAATTAAAATAAAAAATATCAGTTTTATTATTAGATTTTAAAGTGTGTCCTTTAACGTTTCTTATATTAGTGTTTACACCCTCTTCGACTGTTAAATTTTTATTAGCTCTATTATCTATGAAAGGAATTATTTTTTTTATTAATTCAGGTTTTATGACTTTTTTTATTTCAACAATATATTCAGTATGATCCATTTTACCTTAACATCATCCAAGAAGTTAAAATATATTTTTCTCCAGATAAAGGAGGATTACCTCTATGTAGATATGGAAATCCAGCGGGCCAAATAACTATTCTTCCTTTTTTTGGTTTTACTCTTTTTGAAAAATGTAAAAATTCTGTTTCTCCACCCTCTTCAACATCATTTAAGTATATACTAAAAACAAAAGCTCTAGGTTCATTATCAAATCCTTTACCATGTTCAATATGCCAAACGTGATAACCTTCCGTAGGTAAGGTTTTTTGAATTTTTAAAGAAGTAAAATAAAAAGGAACTCCATAAGCATCATCAGCTCCTACATTTTTAACATAATGATTCCAAGCTAAATCAAAATTTAACATCATTGTTTTTAACTCTTCCCACCATACATTCATATTATTTGGTGCTGCAAAGTATTGTTGATCTTGTTTTTGTAAAACAGATGCTTTTTCAAAACCTATTCTATTAATAGTATTATTAAATTTATTTTGATCTTCAAATAATTTAATGGCTTTATCACATTCCTCTGAAAGAATGTAATTATCATAAATTCCTATAAAATTATCTATATTAACTGTTTTATCTTTCATTTAATTTTTTTTTATAGTCAAAATGTTTATGTGGAGAAATATTGAATATTAAACTATATCTGTTTTTTTCTTCTTGAGATGTATCAAATCCATGTAGTATGTGAGGTGGAAATATATAATAATCTCCTGGTTCAGGATTTATTTTTAAATTTAATTCAGGAAGTATTAAATCACATCCTTTTGTTAAATATAAGATTCCATGAAGAGAAGGGTGAATATGATAATCTAAACTATCTCCTTTTTTTATTTCATTGCCCCAAGCATTTTCAATAGTATTTTTTTCTAAAAAATGTTCAAATATGTCAGCATGAGTTGTTTGATGTTTATTAATAAGAAAAGTCATAAAATTAATAAAATTAGATTTATTTACAAAATAATTCCAATCCGTCATTCCACCTTTTACGTTTGTATAATTTTCCATTTTTGGATTTAAATTATTTTTTACATCCATCATAAAATTATGAATAAGATCAGGGTAAGGATAATGTCCAAATATAATATTTACTGTTCTTGGATAAGTAATAAATAAAGAATTTTTTTCTTCTGCTAATGGGTTATTTTTATTAAATAAACTAATCATTTTGCGACTTTCATTCTCTGTAAAACTAATATATAAAGCACTATATGCTACAAAAATTAAATTTCAAGCCTGGTTTTAACAAGATGGTCACAGATTCAGGAGCTGAATCTCAATGGGTAGATGGTGATTTTGTTAGATTTAGATATGGATTACCTGAAAAAATAGGTGGTTGGAATCAATTATCTATTGCAGGTGAAACTTTACCTGGAGCAGCACGTGCTCAACACACCTGGACATCTTTAGCTGGTGAAAGATATGCAGCTATTGGAACTTCACAAGGTTTATTTTTATATTACGGAGAACAGTTTTTTGACATTACACCATTAGATACAGCTATTACAGGATGCACATTAACAACTGTTAATGGCTCAAATGTTTTACAAGTTAATAAAGGCTCTCATGGTCTAGAAGTTGGAAGATATGTAACTTTATCTGGCGTAACTGTTACAGGTGCATCAGATTTTACAACAGCAGAATTAGAAAAAGCTTATGAAATTTTAACAGTTGCAACAGTAGATAAATTTACTGTGCAAGCTGTAAGAGCTGAAGG